TAGCGGTCAGTTTGAGATCTGTCCAGATACAGATCGTTATCATGCCCAATGTTACAGCGAATGGCACGGTTCGTTGCGCATGAGTGAGGTAGTCAAGGCTATTCCTAGTCATGTGGAGATTAGGAAAGGCACTCGGACTCAGGCCATGGACTATTCTCTGAAGGAGGAGACCAGGGAAGCTGAGTTAGGTAGTTACGGGGAATGGCTTCCCGACGCAGAAGAGTCTGCTCGACTGTCGGGGGGGAAGTCATCCAAAACTTTGTCCTCGATCGCAGTTGCCGCGATCGTGGAATATGGGATGACACCGCAGCAGATAGCTTCGGAGCATCCTCAGGTTTACTTTCAGCATTATCCTAGGATCAATGCGTTGTATGAAGCAAGGAGAGTTGGATAATGCCTTGCTCTTGCTTGAGGCCTCGTCCTGTTGGCGTGGGTGGATGGCTTTGCGCAGCCTGCGGGAAGCCAACAGTGATGGTCATTCGTAATGACCCTCCATCTGATGAGCAGATGGAATCTTCCGATGATTTTGAGGAAGAATGACTATAGTGTGCAAATTGCACCAGTAGGCTATGCAGCCAGCACAGACTGTGCTTACTTACGAAGTTACTGATGGAACTTCGTATATTGACATCGCCGAGGGCCTGTCTCAGGTCAACCGGCGTGCGTATCGCCAGGGTATGGAATACGCAGTGGGCAAGGTATCTTTTGGATACGCTGCTAATCCACAATCGATTTTGAATGTGGGTTTAAACTGTTTTACTGCAGGTAATACCTGGGTAGTGCATAACGCCTGGAAGAAGGCGTATGCTCATTGGATTGCGCAACAGCGCAGAGCCCGTCGTCTGATCGGGCAGTCGGCTAAGCCGACCTGGGAGGATTTCAAAGTGTATCTTGATGATGCACACCGAGCAGGCACCAGTCTCGGTGTTCTAGCTGGAGATGCTGGTGCCGTAGGAACCGGAGAGTGGGATTACTCCAAGTTGCTTTGGGAAGCAGATGATGCCTCAATTGATGAGGTCTATCTGCACTTGATTGGTGGAGATGTCTCTACCACTGACTGGGGTCTCATATTGGGATACCAGCAGTCACGGGCGACGGTTCAACCGGAGGACCCGGATTTGCCTGCAGAGTATAGTATCAATATGTATACTCATTTAGCCCAAGACCAGGATGCTGCCGTCGATGAGGTTGCGCAGAATATGGAGGACGAGAATGATGAGCCTCCTTACGATCAGGATGACTATCCTGGTAGTGATACGAATTCTGATTACCCTTGGCTGCAGGATTTTGCGTTTGCATCAACCTCGGTTCCTGTGGGGGTTGTGCCAGGGTTTGTGGCGCAATGTGGTTTGATTAAGTTTACACTTGAAGCCCATAATACAATTAATGGTGGGCTAGAAACTGCACCTACTACTTTGGTTCAGGTGCATATTGTGCCTGGTGGTTACAAGGGAGTGGCAGCACTCCTGATGGGGCAGTGATCATGTTGAGCGAAGTCCCAGAAAAGGTTGTGCCCCTGGCTAAGGGGGCTCAGGTATTGAACCTGATTCGGGAGAATCAGTTGATTACAGCTGTAATCGTTTTCATGCTTTGGCAGGCTGGTGCTCTGCAGAGTGGTATAGGTCTGATCGGAGGTGTCTGTTGATGGCGAGAAGGAAGAGTTGGAAGAAGGGTAAGGTGTTTACGAAAGGGCGCAAGAAGGTGCGCTATATTTACCCTAATGGTAAGAAGAAAGGTCGCAAGTTGGTGAGCGCTTCGAAGAGGCGTTGAGCATGCCAGTAACTACTGCAGTCTGGGTGCTCCAGCAGGAGTTTGAGTTTGCCAAGAAGCATTTTTCTTGGGGTAAGGCACCTCCGAGCATTGAAAAGGATCCATGGTGGATCTTCGGAGGTATTGCAGCTGCAGGTGGGCAGTCAGCAATCATTTCTATGATGCCATATGCGGGTCTGATTAGAGCGCATGGTTTTGTTGAAGATTATGTGTGGTTGCGAACTGCTCCACAACATGCCATCAGAGGATTTAGGGCCGGCCCTGGTGTTCCCAAGGGTCTCCATCCATTTGGATGGTCGGTCTCGAAGAAGGCGGCATTCCGCCTTGGTGCTGCTAAGGTTGCAGCGCGTTTCATCCCCTATGTTGGATGGGGATTGCTTGCTTACGATCTGTATACTGTAGGTAAGTGGGGAAAAGGTCAGATTCAGTCTGGTGCCTTTAGAGTCCCTGATTGACTCCTAGGACTGGCCCACCTAGGTGCACTGCACTAACGGGCCGCATGTCTTCCTCGGGTTCCGAAATGGACGGAGCCCCCGATCTGGGCGGGGGGTCCATTATCGGCCGGTGTTAATGGGTTGGCGTATTATTACCCAACCCATTATGGGGGTTCACAATCGCTTGACAGAACGCGGTGAAACACTAGTTAACCCACCTAATGTTTAACTACCTAGTAGTGGCCGGTTTTGTTCATGAACGACCCTGAAGTGATGGAACGTATTGCCCGAGCGCTTGAGCGAATAGCCCGACATTTGGCGGTCGGTTATCCAGAGGATGATTGAATGGCGGGGCAAAGACGGCATTGGGTGCACACTGTGCATAAGGGACATATCGGCGATGACGATATGACTGACAACACTTTCAGGGCGCTGGTAAGAGTGTTGTTCGAGGGTCTCCAGGAAGACACTCGATGCCGCTGGTTTAGCGGTCAGTTTGAGATCTGTCCAGATACAGATCGTTATCATGCCCAATGTTACAGCGAATGGCACGGTTCGTTGCGCATGAGTGAGGTAGTCAAGGCTATTCCTAGTCATGTGGAGATTAGGAAAGGCACTCGG